TTGAAATTCTGTGAAAAATGATGTAATATGTGACTACCAAAAAAACAGGAGGTCACAATATGGAAATCAAATACCTGATTGATAAAAATCAGAGGAAAGCTATGGCACAGACTATCGCAGACCTGACCGGAACTTCGGCAGAATACCTTGCTGCTCCAACATTTGCCTACCAGATTGGTGCATTCCGTCTGGACAAGGATGCCGTTCTTTCCTTTGATGACAGCATGGATGAAAATTTCACAGACATGGTACTCAGCGGACTGGAGAAAGCAGGCTACCCTGCGGAAGAATCTCCGGAGCTACTGACAGTTTCTATGCCAAAAAGTTTCTTTGACGAAACAGCACTCGAAAACCTGAAACGCATTATTGCGAATAAGGAACATTTGCTGAAACACGCTCTTGAAACGGACTCGCTCGAAATCACAGAAACAGAGGAAAATATCGAATTTCCGTGGTTCAGCCTGCGTGATGATTCTGACAGTGATGCCTACTGCAAATTCATATCAGCCTTATGCGATTTTGCAAAAAATCAGAAGCGTGTCAACAACAAGCCCGATACCAGCGATAACGAAAAGTACGCATTCAGGTGCTTTCTTCTTCGTCTGGGCATGATTGGAACGGAGTACAAATCCGCCAGAAAAGTTCTGCTCCGCAACCTGACAGGCAGTTCAGCTTTTCGCCACGGCAAGCCAAAAAAGGAGGGTTCTGATGAGATTTCCGACTGATGAAGAACTGAAAAAACTCCGTGCAAAATACCCAAAAGGTATGAAAATTCGCCTGATTCACATGAATGACCCTCAGCCTATTCCCTCTGGAACAATTGGGGAAGTTGCTTTGATTGATGATTGCGGAAATATCCACATGATTTGGCAGAATGGGCGTAGTTTAGCCATTATTGAAGATGTTGACGATTTTGAAATCATCGAATAAAAATCCTTTCCGGTTCAGCTCGACTGAGCCGGATTCTCTTTGCAATGTGTGCAGATACACCAGATAGAAAAGGTGTATTTTCCGCTATATTCTGTACATTTAGCGGCTTGATTTATCCTCGCAACCGAGTTAATATGTTACTACCGAAAGGGGAAAACCCCAAAAACATAAACTCAGGAGGATACCACCATGAACACAAAAACAGAAGCACAGATTGCAAGAATGAAAGAGCAGACAATTGGAGTTGAAATTGAAATGAACGGCATCAGCCGTGAAAAAGCCGCAAAAATTGCCGCTGACTTCTTCGGAACGGGCAGAAGCCAGAACACAGCCTTCAGAAATGGCTACAATACTTGGTCAGCTTGGGATGCAGAAGGCAGAGAATGGAAATTCCAGAAGGATGTCAGCATTGCAGGACCAGATTCAGAAAAGTGCGAACTGGTTACACCGATTCTGCACTACGAGGACATCGAGCTTTTACAGGAGCTTGCAAGAAGACTCCGCAGGGCAGGCGCAAAGAGTGATTACAGCATCGGCTGCGGAGTTCACATTCACATCGGCGCACAGGGACACACACCACAGAGCCTCAGAAACCTTGCCAACATCATGGCAAGTCATGAGACACTGATTGCAGAAGCCATCAAGGTGGACAGAAGCAGAATGAACCGCTACTGCCGAACAGTTGACCCGCATTTCCTCGAACAGCTCAACCGCAGAAAACCCACAACGATGGCACAACTTGCGGACATCTGGTACGGCTCGCAGGGCTGCGACTACGGCAGAACCCAGCACTACAACAACAGCAGATACCATATGCTGAACCTCCACGCCACCTTCACAAAAGGCACGGTCGAGTTCAGAATGTTCCAGTTTGACAAGCCTGCCAACGGCAAGAAAAACGGCATCCACGCAGGAAAATTGAAAAGCTACATTCAGCTCTGCCTTGCGATGAGCCAGATGGCAAAGGACCTCAAAACCGCAAGCCCCAAGGAACAGCAGAAGGAAAACAAGAAGTTCGCAATGCGGACATGGCTGATGAGAATGGGCTTCATTGGGGAAGAATTCGCCACCGCAAGACAGGTTTTAACTGAAAATCTGGACGGTGACAACGCATTCAGATTCGGCAGGGCTTAAGCCTTGCCGATGGATTGCCCCACAAAGACGCCACGTTCGCACACGTCGGGCAGGACGGAAACGCTCCGCCACCTGCCCCACAAAGGCGGACATCCCCCACAGAAAGCCTTACACGGCAAGCTGTGCGAATGGGGATAGATTACACAACAAATCAAGAAATATCGCCAAAAACGTTTTGTACATTTAGCCGCTTGCAATTCTCCGCAGAGTATGGTAACATACTACACAACGGAAGGCAAAGCCGACCGAATTTCCAAAAAGGAGCGACTGCAATGAATCACAAAAAATACTACCTTGCCTACGGCTCAAACCTCAACATCGCCCAGATGAAGCACCGCTGCCCTACAGCAAAGCCTGTCGGAACGGCAGTCATCAGGGATTATGAACTGCTTTTCAAAGGCAGTAAAACAGGAGCTTATCTCACAATCGAACCAAAAAGGAACGGCATTGTTCCTGTTGGGGTGTGGAAAGTCACCGCTGATGACGAATCGAAACTTGACTTGTACGAGGGCTATCCAGCTTTCTACTACAAGAAAGAAATTCGCTTGCCGATTGAATTTTTTGACGGCAGAGGAACGGCTGAAAAGACAGCATTTGTTTACATCATGCATGAGGAGCGACTTCTTGGAGTGCCAAGCAGATATTACATTCAGGTTTGCAGACAGGGTTACTACGATTTTGGCTTTGACATGAAGCTGATTTATGAAGCCTGCCAGAAAAGTCTGAAAGGAGTGAACAAAGCATGAAAAATGAACGCATTGAACGCACCTGCCCCGTCTGCGGAAAAATCTACACAGGTGTTCCGGCGATTTCAAGAACGGATAATTCCACGCTGATTTGTTCGGACTGCGGAACTCGTCAGGCACTCGAAAGCCTCGGCATTTCGAGAGAAGAGCAGGACAAAATTCTGGGAATCATTCACGATAAATATATCCCTGAATAACCGTACAAAAGCCGCCACGTTCGCACACGTCGGGCAGGAAGGGTATCCTTGCCAAGTTACCCCTTTCGGTATCCTGCCCCACAAACGGCAAACAAGGCGGCTCAGTGAAAGCAGGAAAAAGGAGAAATCACCATGAAAATTTTAGTTTGCGAAGCCGGAAAACATCCGGCTGTCAGAGACATCGAACACACGCTCAAAAATTTGCAGAGTGTTGTCGGTGGCTATATTCAGGCACTTTATCCATATGAAGAAATGGTCAGCGTGGTCTGCAATGAAGACGGCATTGCCCTGAATCTTCCGCTGAACCGAATCATTGAGGGCTACGGAGTCATCAGAGGGACATTCTTCATCTGCGGACTCACGGAAGAGGACTTCTGCGGTCTCACCGATGAGCAGATTGAACGCTACAAAAAGCTGTTCTGGGATATTCAGCACTTCATTCCCACACCTGATGGGCTGATGCCAATTATCATCAGAGGACTTTGATTCAGAAGATAAATTTTACACAATACTGCCCGAAATACCGCTAAAAAGTCTGGAATGATTCACACTTGCTATTTCACTGATTGTGATTTATAATGTGTACAACGGAACGGAAAACCGCACCGGAAATCAAGAAACATGGAGGAAATCAAGATGGATAATAAATTATGGCGTGAGGGTACGATTGGAATCCCAAAAAAGCAGGGTGGCTACACTGTGGTTCATTACTGGGCTAAAGTTTATGACGAGCCGAGCGAATACGGCATCGAAAAAGGCAGAATCAGCAAGGCAACGCTCAGACAGGACGGCAAAATTGTGTACAATTTCGACAGAGGGCTTGATGTTCCGCCGCAGACAGAAGAAGCGGAAATGGCACTTGCAATTCTACTGAAAGAATACAGTTAAGCATTAAAATAATTTATGGACAGTCCTCTTCGGAGGGCTGTTTTTCGTGGAGGTGAGAGATTTGATGAAACTGAAAAATTACAAGCCGACTGAGTTTATGGCGGAAGGTTCGCATTATGACAAACAGGCGGCTGACTATGCTGTGAATTTTATCGAATGTCTCAGTCACACGAAAGGCACATGGGCTGGGAAGCCGTTTAAACTACTCGACTGGCAGGAGCGTATTATCCGTGATTTGTTTGGCATTATTAAAAATAATGGTTACAGGCAGTTCAACACGGCATATATCGAAATCCCGAAAAAAAATGGAAAACAACTGTCACTTGATACGCTGATTCCGACTCCTGACGGGTTCACTGCAATGGGAGAAATTCAGGTGGGTGACATAGTTTTTGATGAAAAAGGAAATCCTTGTCATGTAGTTGCTAAAAGTCCCGTTGATGACACGGAACAGGCGTACAGGCTGACCTTTACGGACGGGTCTTTTATCGTTGCAGGTGAACGGCATCAGTGGAAAATTTCAGTGGATGATGAAGAAAAAATCATTACCAGCAAAGAAATTTTTGAAATGACAGAACAGGTAAAAATCCGTTCATGCCATCAGCCATATACAACAAATCAGGAAATACAGCAGTGCTGGATAGTTTCAAAAAGTCAGAATCCGGAATTTCATTTTTTGAAAAGCATCGAGCCTCTGCCGGAAAAAGTGAAAATGCAGTGTATTCAGGTTGACAGTCCAAGCCACTGCTACCTCGCCGGAAAAGCTCTAATTCCTACTCACAACAGCGAGCTTGCTGCCGCTGTCGCCCTGCTTCTGACCTGCGGGGACGGTGAGCAGAGGGCGGAAGTTTACGGCTGTGCTTCCGACCGACAGCAGGCATCTATCGTTTTTGATGTTGCCGCTGATATGGTGCGGATGTGTCCGGCACTTTCCAAACGAGTAAAAATTCTGACCTCCCAGAAAAGAATCGTGTATCTGCCTACAAATTCTTTTTATCAGGTGCTTTCCGCAGAGGCATACAGCAAGCACGGCTTCAATATTCACGGTGTCGTATTTGATGAGCTTCATTCTCAGCCTGACCGGAAATTATTTGATGTCATGACAAAAGGTTCAGGCGATGCCAGAATGCAGCCTTTGTATTTTCTTATCACAACAGCCGGAACGGATATTCACAGCATCTGCTATGAACAGCACCAGAAGGCAAAAGACATTCTGGAAGGCAGAAAAATTGATAAAACTTTCTATCCGGTGATTTACGGTGTCGATGAAGATGACGACTGGACTGACCCCGAAGTCTGGAAAAAAGCCAATCCCTCTCTTGGGGAAACCATCGGAATTGATAAGGTGGAAACTGCCTGTGAATCGGCAAAGCAGAATCCTGCCGAAGAAAATGTATTCCGTCAGCTCAGGCTCGACCAGTGGGTGAAACAGGATGTCCGCTGGATGCCGATGCACAAATGGGATGCCTGCAAGGTCGATTTTGATGAAAGTTTTCTGGAAGGCAGAATTTGCTACGGTGGTCTTGACCTTTCATCAACGACCGATATTACGGCATTTTCGCTTGTTTTTCCGCCAATTCCGGAGGACGACAGATATTACATTCTGCCGTATTTCTGGCTTCCGGAAGAAACGCTTGACCTGCGTGTCAGAAGGGATCATGTGCCTTATGACCTCTGGAGCAAGGGACATTTTCTGAATGTCACAGAGGGTAATGTTGTGCATTATGGATTTATTGAAAATTTCATTGATAATCTTGGACATAAATTCAATATCAAAGAAATTGCCTTTGACCGCTGGGGTGCAGTTCAGATGTCTCAAAACCTCGAAGGACTGGGCTTTACAATGGTTCAGTTCGGTCAGGGTTATAAGGACCTCAGTCCGCCGAGTAAAGAGCTGATGAAACTGACTCTTGAACAGAAACTCGCCCATAACGGACACCCTGTTTTACGCTGGAATATGGACAATATTTTCGTCAGAACTGACCCTGCCGGAAACATCAAGCCCGACAAGGAGAAATCCACCGAGAAAATTGACGGTGCTGTTGCTACGATTATGGCTCTTGACCGTGCAATCCGGTGCGGTTCGCAGTCCGATGAAAGCGTGTATGATACGAGAGATTTAATTTTGTTATAGGAGTTGAGAAAATGAAAAAATTCAGTCCGGAAATCATCGGCAAGGCTCTCGAAATGCTGGTGAAAGAGCAGATTACAGAAAATGCTCTTGTTTCGCACAATTCCGAGTCAAATAATTACAGAGTTCAGATTTGGAAGGACGGTGTTTCAGCAGGGGCGGTTCTTCATGGTATCAAAAAATGGAATCAAATGATAAAATTATTTGAAAACTATTGCACTGACCTGAAAAAAGCCGCAAATAAACTGGATTCTTCGGCTCATGTCACGCTGATGATTCTGAATGATTTGAATCATTTTCAGACGCTCGCAACTATTACAGATGGTGCAACGCTGTACAATTTCATGGAGGAAAAAGCCAATGCAAAATGAAAATACTTGTGTCTGCTGTGGTGAAAGAATCTCAGAAAACAGGCAAATTTGCAGAAAATGTGAATCTGAATATCAAATCGAATGGGGTGACAGCATCATGAAGAAAGTCTATGAAAAGGGCTTTCGTGACGGTCAGCAGGATATTCTTATTTCCAAAGATTGCTACAACGTGACTCTCAAAGTCAGCCGTTCAGAACTGAAAGAAATTTTTATGGAAACAGTCGGAGAATTTATTTTTCCGCTGAATGAAAAGCTGAAAATGGTATGCGGTCACTGCATTATGGATTTGATTGATTCGCCTGTTTCTCCGCAGTTCCGCTGTCGTATGGCAGAAAAAAACTGCGAAAATTGTATATCCTCATGGCTCAGCGAGCTTTCTTCCGATGATATATAGTACACAATAAAAAAGATTGATTTTCCCCGATATTTCTGTGCTTTTGACACTTGATAAATGTAGTCTTTTATGGTAATATACTACACAACGGAAGGGCAGAAAGCCCGCCGAATACAAACCAAATGGAGGAAATCATTATGAAATTTTTGAACGAACACACCCACATTCTTCACGGCTTGAAGCCTGTTGACAAGAATGACCCGGAAAATCAATGCACGGCGGTTGGACTTGCACTGCCGGACAATTTTTCTGAGAAAGCAAAAGCCTGCTGGCATTATTTCAGAGGTTCGGCATATATTTTCGAGTATGAAAAATGCCTCGTAGTCACGGACGAAAGTCTTATGCTTACCAGCCACGGAGACGGCAGAAATGAACCGATTGGATTTCCACGCTGGGTTTGTGATTCATGGAAAGAACTGGAAACCATTCTTGAAAACACATATGACGAACTTGTGGCTGACGGATTTATTGACTGAATATTCCATTCCGGCACAAGGAAAAAAACAACAATTCCAGCTCTTCCGCAAGGGGGAGCTGTTCTCATATATACATTTATAATAGGGGTGATTTTGATGGGACTTTTTTCAGGATTATTCAAATCCCGTGACAAACCAAAGAACAGTTATGATAGTCCGTCCTACACATATTTTTTCGGACGGACTCACGCTGGAAAGCGAGTCAACGACCGCACGGCACTACAGCAGATTGCCGTGTATGCGTGTGTGCGTGTGCTTTCAGAAGCAATTGCACAACTTCCATTACATCTGTATAAATATACCGATAAGGGAAAAGAGCGAGTGCCGGAGCATCCGCTTTATTTTTTGCTTCATGACCAGCCGAATCCAGAAATGACAAGTTTTGTATTCCGTGAAACACTGATGTCACATCTGCTGATTTATGGGAATGCATTTGCACAGATTATTAGGAACGGCAGAGGTGAAGTCCTCGGACTGTATCCGCTGATGCCTGATAAAATCCGTGTTGACCGTGACGAAAAAAATCGATTGATTTATAAATACAGTCGATACGATGAAGCAAATCCCAACATCAAGGAACAGGGAGAAATTATTCTTCCTGCGGAACAGGTTCTGCATATTCCGGGGCTTGGCTTTGACGGACTTGTGGGTTATTCGCCTATCGCTATGGCAAAAAACGCTATCGGCTTGGCTGTCGCCTGTGATGAGTACGGTGCATCGTTTTTCGCAAACGGTGCAAGCCCGTCCGGTGTGCTGGAACATCCCGGAGTTATCAAAGACCCTGAACGTGTAAGAAACGCATGGCACAGAGCTTACGGTTCTGGAAACGCTCACAAAATCGCCGTTCTCGAAGAAAACATGAAATTTACACCAATTTCAATTCCCAACAATGAAGCTCAATTCTTGGAAACAAGAAAGTTTCAGATTGAAGAAATCGCCCGTTTATACAGAGTGCCTCTCCATATGATTGGCGATTTGGAACACGCCACGTTCAGCAACGTAGAACACCTGTCACTTGATTTCGTGAAATACACGCTTGACCCGTGGCTCGTCCGCTGGGAACAGGGGATGCAGAAAGCACTTCTTTCAGAGTCTGAAAAAGGGCAGTATTTCGTCAAATTCAATGTTGACGGTCTGCTCCGTGGCGATTACGCAAGCCGTATGCAGGGCTATGCAACGGCTCGGCAGAACGGCTGGATGTCGGCAAACGACATTCGTGAACTGGAAGATATGAATATTATTCCTGATGAATTGGGTGGTAATTTGTATCTTTGCAATGGTTCGTTTACAAAATTGGAAAATGCTGGTATTGCATACTCCGACAAGAATGGAGGTGATGAAAATGAAACATCAAATCAGTGATTTGTACGAAATGCAGGCACTTCCGCTTGAAATGAAAATCTCTCTGACACAGGACAGACTCCGAGGTTGGAAGTCACATTTCGGAAGCACATATATTTCGTTTAGTGGTGGCAAGGATTCGTCAGTTTTGAAGCACATTACTGAAAATTATCCTTTGACAGCGGATATTCCGTCCGTATTTGTGGATACCGGTTTGGAATATCCTGAAATCAGGGATTTTGTACGAAATTTCGGCAATGTTACTATCCTCCGTCCGAAAATGAATTTTCGGCAGGTCATCGAAAAATACGGCTATCCTGTCGTTTCAAAGGAAGTCAGCAGGCGTGTCCAGTATGCCAGAAAAGCCATCGAAGAGGGCAGAGAATCAACACACGGCGATTATCTGAAACTGTGTGGGCTGGCAGTCGATAAGAACGGCAACAAAAGTCAGTTCAACTGCGAAAAATGGAAGTTTCTGTTAGATGCTCCGTTCCGGTGTTCTTCTGAATGTTGCACGGTCATGAAGAAAAATCCGCTGAAACAGTACGAAAAGGAAACGGGCAGAGTGCCGATTGTGGCAACAATGGCTTGTGAAAGCCGTTTACGAAAGGAACACTGGCTGATTCACGGCTGTAATGCGTTTGATTCCAAACGTCCACGCTCTCAGCCCATGTCTTTCTGGACGGAACAGGACGTTCTCGAATATCTGGTGAAATACAAAGTGCCGTATGCGTCCGTATATGGCGAAATTTTGCAGGACGAAAACGGAAAATACTACACCACAGGTGCACAGCGGACGGGCTGTATGTTCTGTATGTTCGGCTGTCACCTCGAAAAACAGCCTAACAGATTTCAGAAATTAGCAGAAACACATCCAAAAATTTATGATTATTGCATTCACGGCGGTGCAGAAGTGGACGGCATCTGGCAGCCTGATAAAAACGGCTTAGGCTTGGGAAAAGTCCTTGATTACATCGGTGTGAATTACGAAAAGGAGGCTGATTCAGAATGAACAAATTCTGGAACTGGGTAAAAAACGAAGAAACCAACGAAACAGAGCTGATTTTTAACGGTCCTATCTCTGAAGAAAGCTGGTTCGGTGATGAAATCACCCCTGCACTCTTCCGTGATGAATTGGCTAAAATCAGCGGAAATCTGACTGTGTGGCTGAACAGTCCGGGCGGAGATTGTCTCGCAGCGAGTCAGATTTATACGATGCTTCGCAATCACAAGGGCAAGGTTACAGTTAAAATTGACGGTATTGCTGCGAGTGCCGCTTCTGTGGTAGCAATGGCTGGTGATGAAACACTCATCTCCCCGACCGGCTATCTGATGGTGCATAATCCCGCCACAATTGCAATGGGCAACAGGGCTGACATGGAAAAGGCGATTGACCTTCTTGATGAAATCAAAGAGGGAATCATCAACGCATATGAAGAAAAATCTGGTCTGAGCCGTGCAAAAATCGCTCACATGATGGACGAGGAAACATGGCTGAATGCCAAAAAAGCCCTGAATCTCGGCTTTGTGGACGGGATTCTGTTTGCTAAGAATGAACCGCAGAAAAAGCCTGAATCTGAACCGGAAGAAGAACCCGAACAGGACACTCCGGAAGAAGATACACCCAATGAGAAAGAGGACGAGCCGGAAAAGAAAGAACAGAATCTGACCGCCATGTCCTATTCTTCGGCAAAAACAATGGACAGCCTGATGCAGAAACTGTCCGCACTGTACAAGCCTCAAAAGGGCGCACCAATTGACCAGCTTGAAAAAAGGCTGAAACTTTTGAAACACTGATAGGAGGAATTTATCATGACCATTCAGGAACTTATGGAAAAAAGAGCGAAACTCTGGGACGATGCAAGAACTTTTCTCGATTCCAAGCGTAATGACAGCGGTGTTCTTTCCGAAGAAGACAGCAAGACTTATGATGCTATGGAAAAGCAGATTCTTGACCTCACTGCTGAAATCGACCGTTTGGAACGTCTCGAAAAAATCAGTCAGAAAATGAATGCCGCAACGACCAAACCCGTGGTCACAACTCCCGGCACTCATGTGACTGTATCTGAAAAGCCCTCTACTGCGACAGATGAATATAAAGCCGCTTTCTGGAACAATATCCGCAACAGAAACTGGATTGATGTGCGTAACGATTTACAGGTCGGCACGGATTCTGAGGGCGGATTTCTTGTTCCGGACGAGTTTGAAAAAAAGCTGATTTCTGCCCTTGAAGAAGAAAATGTATTCCGTCCGCTTGCAACACGCATTCAGACCTCAAACGGTGACCGCAAAATCCCCGTAATTACGCAAAAAGGCGAAGCGGCATGGCTCGAAGAGGAAGAATCTTATTCCCTTTCCGATGATGCGTTCGGTCAGATTTCGCTGTCTGCCTACAAAGTCGGCACGGCTATCAAAATTTCGGAAGAACTCCTCAACGATTCTGTTTTCGATTTGCCTGCATACATTTCTAAGGAATTTGCACGCAGAATCGGCACAAAAGAGGAAGAAGCATTTCTCATTGGTGACGGCAAAGGGAAACCGACAGGCATTTTCAACGCAACAGGCGGTGCGGAAATCGGTGCAACGGCAAGTGCAAATATCACTTTTGATGATGTGATTGAACTGTTTTACTCGTTGAAATCTCCCTACCGCAAAAAGGCAGTCTGGATTATGAATGAACAGACAATTAAAATTCTTCGAAAACTCAAAGACAGTACAGGTCAGTACATTTGGCAGCCCAGCGTGACTGTCGGTCAGCCGGATACAATTCTGAACCGTCCGTATGTGACTTCCGTGTATGCTCCAAGTTTAGCCGCAAACCAGAAACCCATTGCTTTCGGAGATATGTCGTACTATTGGATTGCTGACAGACAGGGCAGAAGCATGAAGCGTCTGAATGAACTGTTCGCTATGAATGGACAAATCGGCTTTTTGGCATCTCAGAGAGTTGACGGAAAACTGATTCTTCCGGAAGCCGTCAAGGTTCTGAGCATCAAGAAATCCTCATGATTACGCTGAAAGAGGCTAAGAACTATCTCCGTGTGGATTTTGACGAGGACGACAGGCTGATTTCTGATTTGCTGCTGACTGCCAAAAAACTCTGTATGGACGTTGGCAGAATGACAGAAGAAAAATTCGAGGAGAACGAGGACACCACCAGAACGGCAATGCTGTTCACGGTGTCCTATCTCTACGAAAACCGCAATACTGCGGACTTTCACAAGCTGACACTACAGCTCAGAGCGATTTTATTTGAACAGAGGGAGGGTATTGTCTGATGGAAATCGGAAACATGAATCAGCGAATTTCAAT